TTTATAAACATCCTCTAAGATTTCAGATGCTTTTTTATAATCAACTGTAAACCAACCGGATTCAGGTATAAGCATATCTTGTACTACAGCTGTAGGGTGGATTTGAGTTAATTGGCCTGGTAATAATACTGACATTTCAGCATCTAGAAAATCTAAATGTCCACTATGGTTAGAAGCAATTACTGGTTTTTGGGTAATTGAGGCTTCAAGTAATGGGCGACCATATCCTTCTCCTTTAGTAAAGGATACGTGTGCTTTTACTTTAGGATGATTATATAGTTCATTTACTTCATCATCACTTAATTCACCATGTAATAAATAAACGCTAGGTAAATCACCTCCCACTGCTTCTTCAATTTTTCTAATTTTATCTAATACTTCATCTCTATCCATTATAGAATAATTACCTGAAGATGCTTTAAGAATTAGTCCTGGTTTTTGTTTTTTACCTTTAAAGGTTTCAAGGAAAGTTTTAATTAGCATTCCTACATCTTTTCTGTCTTGTCCAATTTCACCTTGTAACCAATGACCTACAAATAGAAAATTAAAATCTTCTTTTACTAAATCTTCTATAGTATCGTTTACTTCTCCATTAAAGGCATCTAGTTTTTTAAAGATATTAGTATCAACACCTTCAAATAATACTTCAATTGGTTTTTCTAATTTAATAGAACGAAGTATTTGGCCTTGATCATTTTTTTCTTCAAAAGCACTACTTTCAAATACTTTTTTAGCATGTTCTGAGGATACAAGAGTTAAGTTCATTCTGTTTAATCCATCAATCCATTGTGGAGCACATATTGTAGTTTCAATACCTGCAGTAATGCCAATATTAAATTTTCCAATAGGTTGGAATTCATTTGGAACTGTAATTTGGATCCAACAATCCGGTTGTTTAGGAAGTTGAGGATTAGGCCAAATACAGTCTATTATTAATTTATGATCCGGATTTTCTGATTTTAGGAATCCAAATGGAGTAGCTCCCCACCGTTGTGGTAATATTTTTATCTCATATTCTTTTGATTTAATAAGAGACAAAGCAATATCTCTAGATCTAGCACCATACCCAGAAAAGGTATCAATTGGACAACTTATAAAAATTAATGGTTTCATATTATTTAGCGATAACGTGTTTTACAAAATGTTTTGGTTGATCAAGTGGTTCTACTTTGGTTAATTCAAAGGCATGTCTTGGTTCCCATTTATTAAAGGTTTCCTCAATACCATCAATTATGTTTTTAGACATTAATCTAGCTGACATCATTGATTCATCTGAAATAGTCCATTCATTAGCTGCTTCACATTGCTTTTTATATTCTTCAGGGTTATTCATTTTGGTATTATAAACAGCAGCAATTTGATCAGCTATATCTTGTGGTTCTGCTCTGTCATCAAATATGTAAGGAGTTGGAATTGATCCTACTATACTGTGATTTGAAGGGAATACGGGATACGCCCAAATACCATGCTTTTTATATTTGCCAAAATGATTTGAACCGAATTCTTCTGTAAATTTAATCCAATTACCCTCTTCATCTTCAAAGCGCATTTGGTCTTGCATACCACCTGTTACTGTAGCTATAATTGGTTTACCACACATCATTGCTTCTGTAAGTGATAATCCCCATCCTTCATTACTACTAATTAAAGCACAAACATCAGCTGCATTGTAAAGCAGATTCATTACATTAGAAGGATTTTTTGCTGTTGAAAATACAATGTTATATTGTGGATTTCTTCCAAACAGCATATCTTTTACAGAAAGTAAATCAGTTCCATTTTCATCAATGGGTTGAGTATGGAGTGTAAATACACATTTTTTAGCTTTCTCTACTGGTAAGGTATCAATGAATATTTTCCATGCTAACATCAAATCAGGGACTGATTTACGGCGAATGTTTCGGGCATTATAGAGTAGATTAAAGTCATATTCTTTACCACCATAAAGATTCTTTTTATATTCCTGAAGAGTTAAGTATTCAGGGTGGCTAGAATTAATAGGGAAAAAGAAACTTTCATTAATTCCGTGTGGAATATATTTAATTACTTTTTCAGCTGCTGATTCAGGTCCTAGTACTACTCTATTGATGTTTTCTGTTTGTTTAGAAATAGCAAATAGAGTATCACAAGATTCATAATATGATTTATTATACATTGGATAAGGTAAATCATCCCAAATGTTTAGATAAACAATAGGCATTTTCTTTCTAATCTCGTGTTCAATTTGAAATAACCAAATCCAATATCTTGGATCAGTAAACATCATTAAAGCATCTGGTTTTTCCATTTCTATTAGTTGCCTAATAAGCTCAGGAGAACCATAGCCATCTGTAGGGTAAAGAAATATATTAGCATCTTCAATACCAGCTTGTTTTCCTGTGTCTTCACTTAAATCAAATCGCTTTCCTTTATCAGGGTGTTGAATAGCCCCACCTACATTTACCCAATTAAAATGATGGGAAGTTCCAATAACGATTTCTCTTGCCATAGTGGAAATACCACTAGTCATTCTAATATCATCGCACAATAATAAGATTTTCTTACGTTGCGCTTGCGGAATATAACCTTCTTTCATGTAACTAGTTTTTTTTAAATACTTCCTGAAAATTGTGTGTCTAATTGATTGTGAATATTTTTTCTGAATTCCTCATTTGTTAAGTATAAAAACATTGAGCGTTCTGTTAATTTTTGTACGCTAAATTTGTATCTTACACAAGCAATTTTAAATTGCTCAAATAAATCTTCAGGAACTTTTACGCTTGTTAATTGCATTTTGTTTCCCATAATAATATATTTGCATATAAATATATACGCTTATATAAAAACGTTATTTTTTATCACAAAGATTTAAATCATCTTTATAGGGACACCATTTACAGGATTTTTCACCTACATTTTTAAGATATGACTTTATCTTTGGTTTACCAACATCATCAAAACAATCTTTAATAAATGATTGGAAACTATCTACGGCGTTTCGTCGTTTGTTTTTTCCACTAGCGGGTCTAAAGGATTGAAGCCGGGGAATTGGGTACTCAGCTTTTTCATAGATCTTGCGCTTAACAATGAGGAATTCGACTTCAATTTGTTCAACGTCCCATCCGAATTGTCTTGAGAAATACTCTTTGTATAGTAAGATTTGAGCAGTTTTTTGATCGTCTCTTTTCTCACTGTCGCTCCATCCGCGTGTTGAGGTTTTGATGTCATATATATAAACTTTATTTAAATCTTCATCATATAATGCAAAGTCAATAAATGCTTTGTAATATATGTTATTCTCTATCTTTAATAATAAAGGTAATTCAATACCTAATAATTTAGTTCTACGAATAGTAAATAATTTATTTCTATTCTTTTGAATGTATTTTAGTATTGCTTGAGCATCGTCAAAGAATTCACCCATTTGTTCCGCTGTAGTGAAGTGAGCTCCTGATGCTTTGTATTCTTTAGAGTATACTTCTGAGAATTTAGATTGGAATAAAGTTATTAGATCCATTCTATCAGCATTGGCTCCACTTTCCTCATACATTACTTTAAGATAATCTTGTAATGTTTCATGAAATGCTGTTCCAAACACAGTATGAATACTGGCTTGGTATGGTTCTTTATTTTCAATGTACTTTAAAGCCCACCTATGAGGACAGGTAGCCCACATTGAATATTGAGAATAAGAAACGCTTTTTTGGAAAGCGTGATTTATTTCAGGAGCAATATAATTCTTTATTTTGAGTTCAATCTCAGAATATTTTTTCTTGGCCATCAAGTTCGTTTTTTATTTTTTCTAAATATAGGATGGCATCCATATGTTCTTGTTTAGCATGTTCAATCCATTCTAGTAAAGATAGATCAGTACGATCTAAATCAACACCATATTTTTCTTTACCCTTAAGTGAACGTTCTGTAAATTGTTCTATAATTGAACTAACTATTGAGTCTAGTTTATGTAAATTTCCTTGTTTATCTTCTGTATAGTGATTCATTATCCGTTGATTTGATTTACTATATTTTCTAATTCTTCTTTAGGAAGCATATTAATATATTCTTTAGCTTCATGTTTACTAACTTCATAATAAGCAGATACTGCTTCTACTTGATCAGCTTTATATTCCTTTTTATTCTTGGCTTTAATATATTTAAGATATTTATATTGCTTTGGAATAAGATCTTTATATAGATTATAAAGATACTCACCTTTCATCTGCCAAGTATTCTTTTGAACATAATTAACAACTTCACAATAATCAGGATCCATACTAAGATAACGATTAATCATCCAGTTATTCCAACCTTCATCACCTAAATAAGCACCCTTATTAGTAGTAATATTCTTAATATGATCAAATATATTCATTAATATAGTCTTGAATCGTTCTTATTATAATTAGAAGTTTGAGCCAACATATTAAGATGTTTTACCTCAGCAGATAAATCCATATTTTGTTTATATAAATTTTCTAATTGCATTTCATAGTTCTTAATTTTTTCATCTGCTGCTCTTAAATTCATATCTAAACGATTAACAATAGCTTTAAGTTGGCTATTTTCTTCCTGTAGTTGTTGTATTTGCATTTTATATTTTTTAAAGAACATTATCTTCACTTTTGTTTTTTAATTGTGATGGAAGGAACTCTTCATTTACATGACCACATTTAACACAAGTAAATACTTGAATTGGAATAATAGCATCTTGTGCTGTGCCTGTAATAAAGCGAGATGCTTTTCTAAGCATAACACCGTCTGTAAATACCTCTCCACTACACTCATCACAAACTACAGCTGCAGTTTTATCTAGAGTGATATTCATGTTAATTTGTTCTTGACTCATATTACTTGTTTTTTAGTTGTTTCTAATATTTTTGCTATTGATGCTGCAAAGTTAATTTCTTTATCAGGTACTACACCTGCTCTCCAGATGTGTTCATCTAATACAACTGATAATTCAGCATCGTGGCCGTAGCTAAATTCAGGTAGTTGTTCAAACATATACTTATAAGCTACTTG